ATCTTTTCTCGTGCTTGAAGAGGGTGACACAATTAAAGCGACACCTGACAATACTGCCGGTGGTAATGATCCTGATCTAGGTATCATTGTTACTGTTGAAGAAGTGTTTCTACCAAACGGATAATTTATATGCCATACAAATCTCGTGCTCAACAAGCGGCTGTCGCAATCTCAATGAAGAAAGCTGGCAAGTCGCCTAAAGAAATCAAAAAGCACATGATGGGTGGTGGCATGGCGAAGAGCGGCCCGTACAATGCAGTCACTAAATATGCAAAAGGCGGAAGCACTGTTAATGAATCAGGTAACTACACTCAGCCCGGATTACGTAAACGCATATTTGAACAAGTCAAAGCCAGCGGCAAAGGTGGTGCACCCGGACAGTGGTCTGCTAGAAAAGCACAACGTGTCGCCTTGTTATACAAACAAAAAGGTGGTGGGTACAAGTCATAATGAAGGCTCCACAACGCAGTCTCAAAGCTTGGACAAAGCAAAAGTGGCGTACCAAGAGTGGCAAGCCATCTACTCAAGGCCCGAAAGCTACCGGGGAGCGTTATCTACCGGAGAAAGCTATCAAGGCTCTTTCGGCCAGAGAGTATGCCGCCACTACGAAAGCCAAGCGACAGGGCACCAAGAAAGGCGCACAGTTTGTCGCACAGCCTAAAAAGGTTGCGAACAAAGTAAGAGCATATAGGAAAGTAAAGTAATGGCTAGACAGCTAACTGAAAAACAACAGAAGTTCTTAGACGTACTCTTTGAGGAGGCACGTGGCAGTGTTGTTGAAGCTAAAAAAATAGCTGGATACTCTCCTACACAGCACACAGCATCTATCGTGGAATCACTGAAAGATGAGATATTAGAACGTACCAACATGTACCTCGCCCAGAACGCACCTCGTGCGGCAATGGCTATGGCTGGTGCGTTAATTGATCCAACTGAGCTAGGCATTAAAGAAAAGATGCAAGCGGCTAAAGAAGTGATGGATCGTGTCGGTATTATTAAATCTGAGAAGGTACAAATTGAATCTACAGGCGGTGTGATGATTCTTCCACCGAAACGCTCTGAGGATGACGAATAATAGATCGACTGGCAAGTGGATATTAGCACAGCCAGAAAATGTAATTGAGGATGATGATTTCCTCCCAATACCAAGAATAGCACGTACTATTCCATTTGGTTACAAAGAAGACCCTGAAGATGACGACATTCTCTTACCAATTCCAAGGGAACTCAGGGCACTAGAGAAGGCTAAAGAATACCTTCAACAGTACAGCTACAGAGAAGTATCTAATTGGCTAACAAAACAAACAGGCCGTAGTATTTCTCATATGGGATTGAAAAAACGGATAGATAGTGAGCAATCCAACAAAAGACGAAGCGCAACTCTCAAGCAGTGGGCCAAGCGGTACGAGACGGCGATCACCAAAGCGGAAGAAATCGAGCGCACGAGGCTCGGCGCAAGGAAGTCGCAGATCAACAGTACAAGCACAGCCGAAGATTGAAGTTAGGGAAGATCCTCACGCTGAGCCTGAGTTTGAGCCGATCCGCCCTGAAGAAGAACACAATGTCATATTTAAACCGAATGCTGGACCACAGACTGAGTTCTTAGCATCAGGTGAAAGGGAGGTTTTGTATGGAGGTGCCGCAGGCGGTGGTAAGTCTTATGCTATGTTGGCTGACCCGTTACGATTTATGGGTCACCCATCATTCAGTGGGTTGCTACTACGACACACAAATGAGGAACTAAGGGAACTCGTTTGGAAGTCACAAGAGATGTACCCAAAGATCTGGCCGGGAATCAAGTGGTCAGAAAGAAAGATGCAATGGACTGCCCCTTCAGGCGCAAGGCTGTGGTTCTCGTATCTAGATCGGGACGACGATGTGTTAAGATACCAAGGACAGGCATTTAGCTGGATTGGTTTTGACGAATTGACACAGTGGCATACGCCATTCGCATGGGATTATATGCGTTCTCGTTTGCGTAGTACGGCTAGTGATTTGCCTACATATATGCGAGCGACAACTAACCCCGGTGGACCGGGGCATGCTTGGGTGAAAAAGATGTTCATTGACCCAGCCCCTTCGGGTAAAGCATTTCACGCTACGGACATTGAAAGTGGTAAGACTTTGTGTTACCCTCCCAATCACTCCAAAGCTGGTGAACCACTATTTAAACGTAGGTTTATACCTGCGATGCTAACAGATAACCCTCATCTGTATGATCAGGGGGACTATGAAGCGATGCTCTTGTCCTTACCTGAGCATCAACGTAAACAGTTATTAGAGGGTAATTGGGATGTTGCTGAAGGTGCGGCGTTTCCTGAGTTCAACAGACAAATACATACTATTGATCCTTTTGATATACCTCACAATTGGGTTAAGTTTCGCGCCTGCGATTATGGGTACGGCTCTTATTCTGCTGTTGTTTGGTTTGCCTGTACTCCTGATGAACAGCTTATTGTCTATCGTGAGTTATACGTTAGTAAAGTCTTGGCAACTGATCTTGCAGATATGGTTACTGAACTTGAAGCGAATGACGGCAACATCAAGTACGGCGTACTAGATAGCTCATGCTGGCATAAGCGTGGAGACACAGGACCGTCCCTTGCAGAACAGATGATTCAGAAAGGGTGTCGTTGGAGGCCATCTGATCGCTCAGCAGGCTCACGTATCGCAGGTAAAAACGAATTGCATAGACGCTTACAGGTTGATGAATTCAGTGAAGAACCTCGACTTGTGTTTTTTAATAACTGCACAAATTTAATTGCACAACTACCAATCATTCCTTTGGATAAGAAAAATCCAGAGGATATTGACACGAAGTCTGAAGACCACCTGTATGACGCATTACGATACGGTATTATGTCAAGACCTCGTTTCTCAATTTGGGACTTTGATCCAGCACATTCAAGGACATCGTCCTACGTACCCTCAGACAGTAAATTTGGATACTAAATATGGAAGAAGATGATATCTTTGAAGTAGACACGGATCTACAACTCGCTTTAGAGGACAACGAAGAGTCTGAGCCTGAAGCAACAGAATTACAGGCGATTGTTCGTCATGTAATGGAGAGATATCGTAAAGCTGAAGATACTCGCCGTCAGGATGAAGATCGTTGGCTACAGGCGTATAGAAACTACCGTGGTATTTATGGGCCGGATGTTCAGTTTACTGATGCTGAAAAGTCTCGTGTATTTATTAAGGTAACGAAGACTAAAACTCTTGCGGCGTATGGTCAGATTATTGACGTACTGTTTGCAGGTAATAAGTTTCCAATTACTGTTGAGCCAACTAAGTTGCCTGAAGGTGTCAGCGAGGCTGTGCACTTTGACATGCAACCACCACAGGCTGGAGCGGCTCCTGTTCAGGAAGGCTCAGTTTACGGTTTTGAAGGAGATGGACAAGAGTTCCCTGCTGGAGCAACCGCCAACTCATTGCGTGAAATGAAGCTTGGCGCACTACAAGAAAAACTAAGTGAAGTTGACGGCCTAGAAGAAGGCTACGGTACTACTGCAACTCAGATTACATTTGAGCCAGCATTAGTTGCCGCTAAGAAGATGGAAAAAAAGATCATGGATCAGCTTGAAGAATCCCATGCATCTAAACAACTCCGCTCAACTGCATTTGAAATGGCCTTGTTCGGCACTGGTATTATGAAAGGACCATTTGCTGTAGACAAGGAATACCCAAATTGGGACGAGGAAGGGGAATACAACCCAGCAATCAAAACGGTTCCCTCTACGTCCCATGTTTCTGTATGGAACTTCTATCCTGACCCAGATGCGTCAAACATGGATGAGGCGCAGTATGTTGTTGAGCGTCACAAAATGTCACGTACACAACTGCGTTCATTGAAGAAGCGTCCTTTCTTCCGTACCAATGTCATTGATGAGGTTGTCTCATTGGGTGAAGGGTACGTTAAAAAGTATTGGGAAGATGATCTACGCGATTATCAAACAGACTATGATATTGAAAGATTTGAGGTTCTTGAGTATTGGGGAACAATCGACAAAGAAATCTTAGAAACGGGTGGTGTCGATATTCCAGAAGAGTTTGAAGATATTGACGAAGTACAAGCAAACATTTGGTATTGCAATGGACGTATCTTACGTGCAGTACTGAATCCATTTAAGCCTGCTAACATCCCATACTATGCTGTACCGTATGAGTTAAACCCATACTCATTCTTCGGTGTAGGTATCGCTGAAAACATGGACGATACACAGACGCTGATGAACGGTTTCATGCGTATGGCTGTGGACAATGCAGTTCTCTCAGGCAATCTATTAATTGAGATTGATGAGACAAACCTCGTTCCGGGTCAGGACTTGTCTGTTTATCCGGGCAAGGTCTTCCGTCGTCAAGGCGGAGCACCGGGACAGGCTATCTTCGGCACTAAGTTCCCGAATGTTTCTGGTGAGAACATGCAGTTGTTTGACAAAGCCCGCGTACTAGCGGACGAGTCAACAGGCTTCCCCTCATTTGCACATGGACAGACAGGTGTTGCCGGTGTAGGACGTACAGCGTCTGGTATCTCAATGCTGATGAATGCGGCGGCTGGAGGCATCAAAACTGTGATCAAGAACATAGATGATTATCTACTTGCACCTCTTGGTAAGTCGATGTTCTCATTTAACATGCAATTTGACTTTGATCCTAACATTAAAGGTGATCTTGAAGTCAAAGCTCGTGGTACAGAATCTTTGATGGCAAATGAAGTTCGTAGCCAACGCTTGATGCAGTTCTTGCAAGTTGCTTCTAACCCAGCCCTTGCGCCATTTGCTAAGTTTCCTTACATCGTGCGCGAGATTGCTAAGTCAATGGATCTTGATCCTGAGAAGGTAACCAACAGCTTTGAAGAGGCGGCGTTACAACAAAAGATCATGCAACAGAATGCGCCACCTGCTCCTCCAGCACAACCTGCGGGTGGTCCACCGGGAGTACAAGATACTGCTGGTACAGGCGGAGGTAATATCGGTGTAGGACAAGCTCCTGTACCGGGAGAACAAGGATTTACAGGAAATGATCAAGGTGGACAACAGCCAACACCGGAAGCAGGTGGTGGGCAAGCTGAAATCCCTTTGCAGTAACGCAAAACAGTGGGATGCCTTCTGTGAGTATTTAGACATTATGATATCCGAAAACCATAGAAAACTAGAGCAATCAGACAACATAGTATCCATCCATCAGGCGCAGGGTGCTGTACAAGCTTTGCGATCACTTAAATATTTAAGAGATGAGGCTTTATCCGATGGTTGATTTTAAGGGACTTGAAGGGCTATATGATGATATTAATCAGGTTGGCTCCCGTCCTGTTGGACTTATGACTGAATTCACTACAGAAGCAGGTCGCCCTATATACATTTCTCATAGTGGAGAAATAGTCACTGAAAAATCTATGACTATTCCGTACAACGGGAAATATGTAAATGTTCCATCTATACATGACGGCATTGAGTATTCTAAATCTGAACTTATCAAACTTCTTGATGAAAAACAAATTAAACCTACCAGTACACACAAAACAGAAGATCTTGCAGTAAAAGCGGCGCAAAAACGTAGTCCATCTTTAATGTCAGAAGAGACTTCTAGGGCTGTTGAATCTAAGTACTGGAAAGAAATGACCAAGAGAAAAGCAACGGCTGATCAGATCCTTGGTGATTCTTCTACAGAACTTGTGACTCCAGATGCAAAAGCCAACATACAGATGCGTGATTTGGAGTTGATCAACGAAGATGATTTTCTTGGGTTGGTTGATCCAAGTGAAAAGACGGATAAGCTTGATGCCTACATGTCAACCTTATCAAAACAAGACAAGTTAAATATTCAAAAAACGCTTAAAAAGCCAAAGGCGCGTATCAACAGTATTGAAGGGGATGAATCAATGGCAAAGGGCCGCGCACGGCGCAATTTGGAAGATCAGACAGTTTCCGCTTTTGCCGAAGGAGGCATGGAAGATGGCGGCCTTAAAGACGAAGGCGGTACTGTCGATCCAGTATCAGGTAATGATGTACCTTCTGGTTCGACGCAATCTGAAGTAAGGGACGACATACCTGCGCAACTAAGTGAAGGTGAGTTCGTATTCCCCGCTGATGTAGTACGTTACATTGGACTCGAAAATTTGATGGAGTTGCGCTCTAAGGCTAAGCAAGGTCTAGCTAAGATGGAAGCTATGGGTCAGATGGGGAATGCCGATGAAGCAACCATGGATGATTCAGGTGAATACGACGGTGAGATCGACGAACTTATTGATAACTTTGATCCAAATGACCCTGAAACAATGAGCTTTGCAGAAGGTGGTGTTGTCCACGCGCAACAAGGTACTTTCGTACCGGGTATGCCACAGCAACAATTTAGCTACGGCTACATGCCTCCTCAGCAACAAGGAGGATATCAAGCTCCACAAGTTCCTACAACACAGTTCCCTGATTATAGTCAATTTGTATCTCGTCCTGCACAATCTGCTGTTGGTGAGCAAAAGGGTATTACAGAACAGCGTCAGTACATTGGTCCTAACGGTGAGATGATTACTATTCTGTTTATGGACGGTAAGCCACAGCAAGAGATTCCAGCAGGATATAAAGTGTATAAGCCTGAAGAAGTAAAGCCTGAAATTGCCGCACCTGTTGTGCAACAGCCAGATGGCGGAGGCGGAGATGATAGGGAAAGAGAAGAAGAAAGACAAGCGCAAATGGAAAAAGATAAGTCAATTAATAATGCTTTAGCTTTATACGACCCAGAATTTGCCAAATTAATTTCTGAAGATCCTTTTATGACAGGAAAACCAACATTAAATATTACTGGAGCAATATACGCAGGAGTACAGACTCACTTAGGCAGGACTGCCGCAATAGAAAGAATTGCAGAAAAGTATGACATTGATCTTAATAGGTATACTAATACAGGCATTGAAGGATTCTTTAGTAAATACGACGACGAAGGCGTTGCTAACCTATTAAAAGAGGCACAAACAATTGAAAGAGACGAAGGACTTTCAAATGATGAGGCGGTCAGTGTAGCACAGCAAAGATCTAGAACGGTAGAAGCAGTAGGAGCCACGGCAAGTCAAGATCCGTCTGAAGAAGGCGGCACCGGCGGGCAACAAGATCAAATAGCTTCACAACAAGCTAAAACAGTTGAAGCTATGGGATCAACTGCGAGTGAAGATCCTTCGGAATCTGGCAGTACAGGATCTGGTGGAGCAGATTCTTATGGCGGTTTTGGAGGAGTTGGCGGCGGGTCTGGTGATTCTAATAGAGATGATCAATTTACTCCATAAGAAGGTCAGTAGGCAACCTTAATGCCTACATTTAACTGGCTACCTAACGCCCTAAAAAGCTACCGTTAGCCCCAGACAAAGGAAATATTCATGTCTACAACTACAACCGAAATGGCTACTAAAGTAGAACAAGTAAAAGTCGCATCTGGCTTTGCTAAGCGTAACGCTAATAAGAAACGCATTGAAGACGAAGAGGCTGAACTTGAAGCCTTACTAAAAGGCAATCAAGGAGAAGAGGAAACTGAAGAGTCAATTGACGACGGTCCTGAACCTACGAGCGCAGAGGAAAAGACCTTTAAGAAAAGGTACGGCGATTTGCGCAGACACGCGCAGAAGAAAGAGACGGAACTGCAAGAACAAATTGATGCATTGAAGTCTCAGCTTGACGCATCCACCAAGAATGAAATAAAGTATCCAAAATCTGAAGAAGAATTGGAATCTTGGATGGAGCAATATCCTGATGTTGCAAAGATTGTAGAAACAATTGCTATGAAGAAGGCTCATGAGCAAGCCTCTGAGTTTGAAAGTAAATTTAAAGCAATTGATGAAATGAAGATGGAAGCACAGCGTGAAAAAGCAGAAGCTGAACTTATGCGTTTGCATCCAGACTTTGAGCAGATTCGTGAAACCGATGAATTTCACAATTGGGTTGAAGAGCAACCTAAGTGGGTACAAGATGCGTTATACGACAATGACGCAGACGCAGTATCAGCGGCACGTGCAATTGATTTGTACAAAGCTGATATGGGAATCACAGGTAAGAAAAAATCTACTAAAGATAAAGATGCCGCTACAGCGGTTGGTACTCGCTCTGGACGTTCTGCGCCTGAAGGTGACGAATCTAAGAGCTATATTAAAGAATCCGATGTTAATCGTATGACTGCTCAGCAATATGAAGCTAGGCAAGAAGAGATTGCAGAAGCGATTCGCGCAGGTAAATTTATTTACGATTTATCTGGTTCAGCACGATAAGGTGTTGACAAATAAAATTTTCTGGATATAACTATGTGCAGAATACAGTGGCCCCGTAAGGATACCCACACCTAACCTGAAATAAGACAAACTGTTACATTAACTTCTGGCCGGTTGTTGAAGTAGCAGGGAGTCTTATTTCACCTTCACAGAACACCCAAACTACGCAGGCCGTATGATCACTTTGGCCGGTGAACATACCACCCTGATGCTAGATGGCCTCTGGCGAAGTTACACATAACCTTAACCCTATGCTACATAAGGAGTGTCTCTCATGGCATTTACAAGCGCATCGGGCTATGGCAACCTTCCTAATGGTAACTTTAGCCCAATTATCTACTCAAAGCAGGTACAGCTTGCTTTCCGTAAGTCTTCTACAGTAGAAGATATTACTAACAACGATTACTTCGGTGAAATCGCTCAAATGGGTGATTCAGTGAAGATCATCAAAGAGCCTGAAATTTCAGTTCAAGCTTACACTCGTGGTTCACAAATCACAGCGCAAGATCTTGACGATGAAGATTTCTCTCTTGTAATTGACAAGTCGAACTACTTCGCATTCAAGATCGACGACATTGAAGAAGCGCACTCACACGTGAACTTCATGCAAATGGCTACAGATCGTGCGGCGTATCGTTTGCGTGACCAGTATGACCAAGAAGTTCTTGGCTACCTGTCTGGTTATGCTCAGTCTGCTTTGCATTCTGCTGGCGACACTGTCAACACAACTGTAAACGGAACTAAGGCGGTTACTACTGCTGGCTCTGACGAGCTTCTCGCTTCTATGAAGCTTGACGCTACTGACTTCAACCTCAACGATGGCGGTGCCGCTGTTTCTGGTGAAGCAATTGTAGTTGTTCCACGTTTACCGGGCGTATCTTCTCTTCCAACAGCTAACGCTTCACCTCTTCAGGTGATTGCTCGTATGGCTCGTTTGCTTGATCAACAGTTCGTTGACACTAACGGTCGTTGGTTGGTTATTGACCCAGTCTTCGCTGAAACTTTGAAAGACGAAGATTCTCGTCTCTTCAACTCAGACTTCGGTGGTTCTGGCCTTCAGAATGGTCTTGTTATTAACAACCTGCACGGCTTCCGTGTATACGTTTCTAACAACATGCCTGCTGTTGGTACTGGTCCTGCTGTAGGAAGTGCTACACTTCAAGCAACTAACTATGGTGTCTTGACTGCTGGTCATGACTCAGCGGTTGCTACTGCTCAGCAGATCAACAAGACTGAGACTTACCGTGATCCTGACAGCTTCGCTGACATCGTTCGTGGTATGCATCTGTATGGTCGTAAGATCCTTCGTCCAGAAGCTATCGTCACTGCACGTTATCAAACTGGCTATTAATAGGAGGATTCTAAAATGGCTTTACAAACTCCGGTACGTCTTGAAACTGCGGCAATTGCCTCTGGTGACTTGACAGTAAACTCAGTACACGATATTGGAACTGTTCCAGACAACTGTGTTGTTTTGGCGGCAGGTGCAGAGTGTACTACTGCGGCAACTATTGCTGGTGCTAACGCTGTTAGTTTCGGTGTGACAAGTGGCGACGTTGATTTGCTGGGTACAGCAGACATTAACGGTGCTAAAACACTTGCCGCAACGACTACTACAGTCAACGGTATCACAAATGTCACAGTTGCAGATACATTAATTTCTGCAAAGCTGGCGGCATCAAATGCTCCTTCAGCAGGTGCGTATAAATTCTTCGTAGTTTATGCACCTATGGGCGCAACACGTGGTGCTGACGAAGTTGATCGTGATCAACTAGCGTAAGCTAATTGCATTGGGGGCTTCGGCCCCCTTTGCTCCTTATATAAGGGATTTAATATAAATGGCTACATTCCTGAATATCACAAATGAACTGTTGCGCCGTCTGAATGAGGTTGTTATTGACCAAGCAGACTTTGCAGGTGTTCGTAATGTTCAGGCTCTTGCGAAAGATTCAGTGAATTCATCTGTTCGTAAAATCATTCAGTCTGCACAAGAGTGGCCCTTTACATTAACTACCTATGAACAAACATTAACTGCTGGAACTCGTGAATATGATTTCCCAGCAGATATGTCATCTGTGGATTGGGAATCATTCTACATTAAACAACTTGCATCTAAGAGCAATCAGCCTCGCAAGTTAGCTGTTATTCCTTACACTGAATATCTTGAAACATATCGTTCTGGTGATGACACTGGGGACAGTGGATCTGGTATCGGTGTTCCATTACGTATATATCAGACACAAGAAGAAAAGTTTGGTGTGACACCATCTCCAGATGATGCGTATGTTATTGAATACAAGTATTGGACATTCCCTACAAGCATGACTGCGTTTGACGATGTG